ATGGATTTAAAAAATCAAATAGAAAATATAATTTGGCATATAGAAAACAATAGAGAGGTTTCTGGAGATACTATAGTGCTAAATGATGTGCTGAAAGCGTTAAAAAATATAGAAAAACGCTTAAAGTAGATTGGAAATTATTGCGAATGAATTTGTAAATAATACTTACAAGTTATAGGACAAGGAATATTCGGATTTTAGGAGATTTTGGGTATGGATTTAAAAATAATGAAGTCTACAGGAAAGGAATGGTATAGCAAATGTATAGGAGAAAGATTTACTATTCATTCTGAAAGTAAAAAAGGTGGCAGGGGTAAATATGTAGTAAGAATACCAAAACACCTAAGAGAGTTAATGAATGGACATATGTATGGTTGGGTTGACAAAGAGCATTGCATATTATTAAAGCCCTTACCTTGCGATTATAAGTTAATAACTTTAAATAATACTCTAGCATTAATTCCAGTGGAGGAAGAACAATGAAAATTAAAGATTTAATAAAGAAATTAGAAGAGTTAGATGGTGAAAAAACTATAGCAATTTATGATTATGAAGAAGGCAAGGAAGAGTTAAGTTTACTTATTCTTAGAAATAACTATGTCGATGGCAAAAGTGATTATTTAATTGAATAGAATTGATTCGTCATTCAAAAATATTGCGAATTAATTAGGAGGTATTATGAAAAATAAAGAAATGAATAAACAAGAAATGATTAGGTTATTAAAGAAAAACGGTATAGTTCCTGACGTAAGGTGTACAAAAGAGGATTTAGAAGCGTTAATTGACTTAGAGATTAATAATAAATAATTTCTTATAGAGTGACTCATAAAAGTTATTATTATAAAATGGATATGTTTATAAGGAAATCGAAGCAGAGTCAGAAGAAGAAGCTTTAGAAAAGGCTTTTGATGAAGGTTTTATAGATGATGAAAGTGTATTTTAAAACGCAATTCAAAAATATTGTGATGGAAAGTTAGGAGTTATAAATATGTTTATAAAAAATGAAAATGCAGGATGTTTTACTGTAATAGTAATATTATTAATAAATCTTTCAATAGGAGCTTGGTCAATAAGTGAAATCTTATCATGGTTTGGTAAATCAATCCCACTAATAGCTAGTGTAATTATAGGATTATTTGCTGGTGAAATATCTATACCAATTGCCATTATTGGATGGGTTTTAAGAATATGTGGAGTATTTTAATTTTAAGGAGAAAATATGGGAATATTAGATAGAGCAGTAGAAAAGTATGGAGAAAGACAACTGGATCAAGCACAAGAAGAATTAGCAGAATTAATAGTTGCTATAAGTAAATATAAAAGAGCAGTAGATAAAGATAGAAATACAGATAAAGCAGTAATAGATGTAATAGAAGAAATAGCAGATGTTAACATAATGATTAAGCAGGTAATGATGTTATTAGATATAGAAGAGTTTGAAGTCCAAAACATAGAGATAGCAAAGTTAAATAGATTAGAAAAAAGGATGGATAGTTAATGAGCAGAGATAAATTCAAAAAGACGGAAGATAAGTTATATAACTATTTCAATAAAGAGAAGAAAATAGCTACATTAAATTATCGAATAGAAGTATTAAAGAACCAGATAGATAAAATTAATCAAGAGCTTAGAGAATGTGATATTAATATTGAAATAGAAAGTAGCAGTCCAGCATTTGAAGAAAGAGTACAGAGATCAACAGATGGAACAAGTTATGCAGAAAGAGAAGTAATAAGGATAACAGACTTAAAATTAAAAAGAAAGTTATCTAAGGAAATAGAGATAGAAGAGATAAAAGAAGAGATAGAAAATATAGAGCTAGATAATTCTATACTAGAATATAACTTAAAATACATTAATGAAGAATGGTACAAGCTATTAGAATTAAAATATAAATTTAAAAAGAATGAAACACAAATATCATTTGAAATGAATATAAGTCAATCTCAAGTAAACAAGATAAAGCAAAAAGCTATTGCAAATATTCAAAGATGGGAAGAATGGCGTAAAGTGGAATAAAAAAGGAATAAAAGAAGAATAATCATATAGACAATATGTGAGATAATGAGTATGTAGATATTATCCATTAAATATAACTTAATGGACATGGATAGATCCTCCTATAAAATAATAAAGAAAGCACCTGGTAGAAATACTGGGTGCAATATGGGGATAAAGTATTTGGCTACTATTAATTAGTGTAGGTTCGATTCCTACTATCTCCTACAAGGTTATTATCCATATAACCTCTCATAAAGTCTAAATCCCCTTTTGCAGAAAGCACTTAGTAGAAATACTAGGTGCTATTTTTATTATATGTATGGAGAAAGATATGGCTATATATAGAAGATGTGGAAAGTGTGGCAAGAAGATAGCTCATGGTATTAAATGTGAATGCTTAAAGTTAACAAGAAAAGATTATAACAAGAATGTAAGATATAACAATGAGAATAAAGAGTATAGTATATTCTACAACAGTATTCATTGGAAGAGAATGAGTAGTTATATACGCTGCAAATATAATGACTTATGTTTAATGTGTTATTTTAAATATAAAATATTAACTATAGCTAATGTAGTACATCATATAGTTGAGCTTAAAGAAGATTACACTAAGAGATTAGATGAAGACAATCTTATAACGTTATGCCATAGTTGTCATAATATCTTACATGGTAATTATACTGATAAAGAAAAACAGGAATTACATAATATAAAAAATATGTATGAGGATGAATTTTTGTAGACCGGGGGAGTGGTTAGGAAATTTATAAAACCCATCCAAAGCCTTTGTGCCTAACCAGTCAGATAAAATTCCCAAAATGAAAAATAGAAAGGAGGGTTAGTATGGCTCGACCCTGTAAACCGATTGAAACTCAATCAAGACATAATACAAAAGAAGAAATTGAAGCTAGAAAAAAACAGGAAGAAAAGTTGAAAGGTTTAGCTGATAAAATTAAACCTCCTGGATATTTAAATAAAGAACAAAAGAAGATATTTAAGTATATAGTAGACCAATTAAAAGCTAGTGGAATATTAAGTAATTTAGATATATATGTATTATCAACTTGCAGTATTGCTATTTCAAGATTAATAGAGATAGAAAAGAAGATAAATGAAGATATAAATAGATTATGGGATAAAGATTTAATGAGCAGTAAAGATAAATATACTAAAGATTTTTTTAGGTGTTGTAATGAACTAAGTTTAAGTCCTCAAGCTAGAGCTAAAATAGGAAGCTTAGCATTACAAGCTAAAGAAAAAGAGGAAGATCCTTTGATAAAAGCTTTAAAGGGTGATGATGATGAAGAATAAATCTTTATTGTTGCTATCTAAAGCTTTAAAGTATTGTGAAGATGTTCTTTTAGAAAATGAGTTAACTACAGAAGAGGTCAAAAAACAATGCGAGATTTTCTTAGATGACTATTATTTTAGGCAATATGAAGATAAATTTGAGTTTATTTTTAGTGAAATTAAACTAAAAAAAATCAATAATCTATTGAAATTATTTAATTATGCTACTGGATTTATTGCAGGAAAACAAGTTTTAGAAGGTTTGGAGGGATTCCAAGCTTTTTTTATTTGTGCAATTTTTGGATGGAGATATAAAGAAGATAAAAATAAGTTTAGATATAGGGATGTAGTTCTATTTATTCCTAGAAAAAATGCTAAAACTTTTATAGCTGCAATAGTATTTTTATTGTTAATGCTTACAGAACAAGATTATAGTGAGTTTTACTCAATATGCTTAGATAGAGATTTAGCTAAAGAAATAAGAAAAGCTATGGCACAAATAATAAGTGCAAGTCCAGCTATAAAAAAACATTTCTTTGTATCAGAAAGTGAAATAGGTGTTATTAAATGCTTAATTACAAATAGCTTTTATTATCCAAGAACATCAAAAGCAAATAAAAATAACGCTATAAGACCTGCAGCAGTTGTTTGTGATGAAGTTGGGGCTTTTACAAGCAACGACAATATACAAGCTATGAGAAAAGGACAATTAAGTGTTAAAAATCCTTTAATGTTAAAGTTAACTACTGCCTATGCTGAAAGTGATTCAGTTATGTTAGAAGAATTAGAGTACGATAGAGCAGTTCTTAATGGAATGGTAGATAACAAAAGGTTATTTGCTTTACTTTATTATGCTACTTTAGAAGAAGCTTGGACAGATGTAGGGCTTTATAAAGCTAACCCTCTCAGAGTAGAAGAGAATTATAATGAAATTAAAGCAGATAGAGAAATAGCTAAAATCAAAACAAGTGAGCAGGAAGAATTTTTAACTAAAAACTTAAATATATTCTTACAATCTAATGAATTAAATAAGTATTTAGATATTGATTATTGGAAAAAGTGTAAGATAACTGATAAAGAGTTCAGGAAGAAAATAAAAGGGAAAACAGTAACTTTAGGACTTGATATGTCTGTAACAACTGACTTAACTGCAGTAGGAATTGAATTTGAAGATGAAGATATAATTTATTGTAAGGCTCATGGATTCTTACCAGAGGATAGTTTGCCAAATAGAAGAGAAAAGCATATAAATTATAGGAATTATGCTAAGCTTGGATATTGTGATATTCATAAAGGAATGACTGTTAATTATACAAAAGTTGAAGAGTATATAAGAAATATAGAAAAAGAGTATAAGTGCACAATAGGTTGTATTGTAACTGACCCTATGAATGCTAAAGAATTAGTTGAAAGATTATCAGAGGATTATGATGTTGTAATGTTAAAGCAAACTTATAGCAATTTAAGTCCTGCAACAAAAGAATTTAGAAAAAGAGTTTATGATCATAAAGTTAGATATGTTGAAAATGAATTATTAGATTGGAATATGTCTAATGCAAGCACAACTAAAGGTAAAGCAGATGATGAAATGCTTATAAAAGAAAATAAGAATAAGCAACGTATAGATATGGTTGTTGTTTTAGTGTTTGGATATACAGAATATGTACTACCAGATGGTGGATATAATGCAATAGATGCATTAGACAATATGGATTGGGGGTAATTAGATGAAAAAAATATTAAAAAAGAATATAGTAGATATTTTAGTTAGTATTTCGCTAATTATTCTTATACTAACAACATTATCACTCAATATTTATATGGGGTTATACTTGCTATCCTTAGTCTTGTTCGGGATAGCAATAATTATAGCTAGATATAGATAGGAGGTGAGAAAATGTTTGAAAAGTTATTTGAAAAAAGGAGTTATACAGGTGAAAATCCATTTGATTGGACTGCTTGGATAAAGGGTGAAGATGATGATTTTACTGGAAATGATAGTACATACTCTAAATGTATTAATCTTTTCTCTGAAAATATAGCAAAATTACCTATAGTAACTAAGATTAAAACTGAAAAAGGCGATATAGATGCTGATAAATTTTATCTTTATGAACTTTTAAGATTACGACCTAACACATCCATGAATGCATTTGAATGTATGAAAGCACTTGTTACCATGACTAAACATTATGGAAGCGCTGGATTATATATAGATAGGCAAAAAGGAGTTATTAAAGGTCTTTATCCAGTAAGGATTAATCAGTTTACAGTTGATAATGATGGACTTATAAAGTCTACTAAAGATAATAAAGTTTTAGTTGATTTTACATGTGGAGATGTAAGTGGTTCTTGCTTTGAAAAAGATATTATTATTTTAAGAGATAATTCTATTAATGGAATTGATTTTAAGAAAACTAGATCATATATAAGAGATAGTATTGATACTAATGTTAAAGCACAAAAATATCAATCTCAATTATTTTCTAATGGATTAACTAATAAAATAGTAGTTCAATTAACATCTGATATAAAAGATAATACGGAACTAAAAAAGACTCAGAAAAAATTTGATAAGATGTATTCAAATAATGGAAGAGTTTTTACTGTACCAGCTGGATATAATGTATCAGCAATGAATTTATCTCTAGCAGATAGCCAATTTGCAGAACTAAAGATAATAGGTAAGCAAGATATAACGAGCGCTATTGGAGTACCTTATTCATTAATAGAAAAAGGCTCATTAACAGAAGAAGAAACAATAGCATTTTTAAGTAATGCTATTATTCCAATTATAACTGTATTAGAGCAAGAAATGGACTGGAAGTTACTCACCTCAACTGAAAGAAAACAAGGTTATAAAATTAGATTTAATGTAAATGCAATGCTTAGGACAAGTCCTGAAAAGCAAAGTGTTATATTGGATAGATATGTTAAAGATGGTATTTACACAATTAATGATTGCAAGAGAATACTTGGAGTACCACTTGTTGAAGGTGGAGATATAGTAACATTACCATCTGGACAAATAACTTTAGAAAATCTTATTGCTGGTAAAGCTACATGGCAAAAATCTACTGCGAAAGGGGGTGAGAATGGTGAAAACGGAGAGAATCAAGATTAACACTACTTTTGAAGTAAGAGATATTGGAGAAGGTAAAGAAAAGCAAACTCATTTACAAGGTTATGCATTAACTTTTGATAGTTTAAGTGAGGATTTAGGATATTTTAGAGAAATAATCAGAAAAGGTGCTTTAGATAACTGTAAAATGGATAATGTAGTTCTAAATATCAATCATGATATGGATAAGCCTTTAGCTAGAAATAATAAAGGCAATGGGATTGGAACATTAACATTAACCGTTGATGAAAAAGGACTTTTCTTTGATGCAATACCAACTGATACATCTTATAGTAGAGATTTAATTTCCAACATGGAAGCTGGAATAATAGATAAATGTAGTTTTGCATTTATGTTAGATTGGCAAGATGATGAATCTCAAACTTGGGATTGGGACACAAATAACAGAGGATATGATTTAAGAACTATAAATAAAATTAAAGAAATATTTGATGTATCTATTGTTACTAATCCAGCTTATGAAAGTACAAGTTGTATAAGCTATAAAAGAGCTAAAGAAGATTTAGAAAAAGAAAGAAGTAATGAAATTAGAAAAAGGAAACTTAAATTAGAGTTAGATTTAATTTAAGTTTTTTTATTTTACTTAAACATGGAGGAATAAAAATGGGAATAGAAGAGTTAAGACAATTATTAGAACAAAAGAAAGTTGAAGCTAGAAGTTTACTAGAAACTGATTTAGCAAAGGCTGAAAAAACAATGGAAGAAGTAAGAGAACTTCAAAAGAAAATAGCTTTATATGAAGAAATTGAAGCAGCAGAAAAAAGAGATTTAGAAAATCAAAGAGATCAAAAGAATAAAGGAAAAGGAGATGAAGATATGGTAGTAAATGAAATGAGAGCTATAATAAAAAACTTAATGGGTAAAGAGTTAACACCAGAAGAAAGAGCAACAATTAAAACTTCAGACAATTCAGCTGTGGTACCAGACCAATTTATAAATCAATTACAAGAGATTAAAAAAGGTTTTGGGTCATTAAAAGAATATTGTGATGTTATTCCAGTTACTAAAAATTCAGGAACTATTCCAGTTGTAGATTTAGATCAAAATACATTACCACAAGTGAACGAAGGAGATAATATTGTTGATGGTACATTAGTTACTACTGAATTACAGTTTGACTGTAAGAAATATGGGTTAATTCAATCATTATCTTCTGAATTAATTGAAGATGCAGAAGTAGAGCTTGAATCACTTGTTAATAAAAACTTTGCTGAAATAGTAACAGTTTGTGAAAATACAAAGATAATTAATATATTAAAGACAAATGCAGCAGAAGTTGAATCAGCTACTGGGTATGAAGATATTGAAATTACTATAGATACTGCATTACCAGGCTACAGAAATGGACTAGCAACTTATACAAATGTAAAAGGTTTTGCATATTTAAAGAATTTAAAAGATGCTGATGGAAGAGCATTAAATCTTGTTACAGAAGTTAATGGTAAATATTATTTCCACAGTAAAGAATTAATAGTTGTTGATGATACATTATTAGCTCCAACTACAGGAACACATATTTTTATAGTAGCCAATACAAAAGAAGCAGTTAAGTTTTTAGATAGAAAAGTAGTTACTATAGCTAGAAGTACAGAAGCTGGATTCAATGATGATACTGTTAAAGTAAGAATTTTAACTAGATTTGGAGTGACAAAAGGTACTACTAGATCAATAAAGAAAATAGAATTTACAGTTACTCCCTAGTGAAACCCTAGAAAATGCTAGGGTGGGAAAAGCAAAAGTAGGTAAAGCGAAAGTAGGAAAGGAATAGGAAGGTGATGTAAATGGCATATCAAAAACATACATGGCAAGATGGAGAATTAATTACGCATGAAAGGCTAAATGCTATAGAAAATGGTATATCAGAAATAGAATTAACCCCGGGGCCACAAGGAGCAACGGGACCAAAGTGTGATACTGGTGCGCAAGGGCCGAAGGGAGATAGAGGGGAAACCGGTCCTCAAGGTCCCAAAGGTGGAGTTGGTCCAGCTGGTCCTCAAGGTGAACAAGGTTTACAAGGTTTACAAGGTCCAGCTGGTCCTCAAGGTGAGAAAGGTGCAGACGCAGTAATTAATAAGTTGAATAAAGTAGATGCTCTAGCTGGTGAGGCAGATGCTGCTACAATAGTAACTGCATTTAATAACTTAATTGCAGATTTAAAATCAAAAGGATTCATGAATAGTAATTAATTAAATGGAAGGGATTAATTTCCCTTTCATTATTTTTGTAGAAAGGGTGATTATATTTGACCTTAGAAGATGTAAAAACTTATTTAAGAATTGATTATGAAGAAGATGATAATCTTTTAGATAGCTTAATTGAAGTTAGTGAGGAGTATATAGATTCTTGCGTAGGGACTGCATATAAAAGTGATGAAAAAGCTATGAAGTTAGCAAATCTACTTCAAAAGAAATTAATAGCAGATATGTTTGAGAATAGAGGTACAGAAATATCAAATTCTACTAAAGATACTATTGTTACTACTATACTTGATAAATTAAGCAATTATAGTGAGGTTGAATAAATGGCAGAATTTAATATAAATATAAGTGAATTTAAGCATACCATAACAATAGAAAGATTCCAAAAAGTAAAAGATGAAGATAATAGACTAGTAGAACAATGGAGTACACTTTGTAATGCTAGAGCAAAGATTCTTTATACAAGAGGTTCAGAATACACAGAAGCTTATGGAACTAATAGTGAAGTTGAAGCTACTTTTTATATTAGATTTAACCATAAATATATTACATCTAAAGATAGATTAATATATAGAAATGAAGCTTATGATATTATCTATGTAAATAATGTTCAAGAAGCCAATAAATATTATGAAATTAAGGCTAAGAAGGTGAATTAAATAGCTATAAAATTATCTGGATTTGATGAACTTGTAAATGACTTAAACAATTTAGGCACAATAGGTAATAAAATAGGTAAACAAGCAATTGAAGAAGGTGCAAAAATAGTCCTAGAACAACAAAAAAAAGATGCTCCACGAGATGTTAATAATAGTAAGCATGGAGCAGATAAATTAGATATAACTGAAATAAAGAAATATTCCAAATCTGGAACAGTAGTTGGAAAGGTTGGTATTTCAGCAGAGAATTGGGAAGAAGCAAAACATCTATATTTTCATAATTATGGATATGAGTTATGGAAAAACGGAAAAATGATTAATACTCATGTTGGTTGGATGGATGATAGCTTCAAAAAGTGTAAAGAAAGAGCAACAAAAGTAATGATAGACATTGCAAGTAAAGAAATTGATAAAATCCTCAAATAGGGATGAGGTGAAATATGATTGAAGTAATAAATAAACTAGAAAGTGAGTTAGGGATTCCTTTTTACTATGTAAGCAGAGAAAATGGTAAAGCTCCGGTAGTAGTTTATAATTATAAAAAAGAGTTAAATATTTCAGATATGGAAAAGGAGTCAGCTAGTTATGACTTCTATTTTATTTTAATAATAAATGAAAAAATAAATGCTACAGTTGAGAAGTTTGAAGAAATTTTAATAAATAATCTATTTAGAAATGTATCTGTAAATCAATCAGCTACAACTAAGGAAGGATATATTCAAATTTCTATAACTGGAAGTAAAAATATATAAAGAAAGGATGAATAAATATATGCCAAGAGAATTGGGGGTAAGAAAATTAACTGCATTCCCTTTAGAAACGGAAGGAGCATACGGGGAAGCAATTCCATTAAAGAATTGTGTTTCTTTAAAAACAACAAATAATTATAAAGAAATTGAATATTACTCTGATTGTACTACAGAGCATTCTTCTGCTATATTGCAGTATACAGAAGTTGAAATGGTGATGAGTTCAAATATGGGCTTAAAGCTTGTAGCTGAATTAACAGGGTTAGAGTATAAGAATGGGAAAATGGCTGGGGTTGTAGGAAGTGTAGTTCCACAATTTGCTTTAGCTTATGAGGTCCTAATGGATGATAATACTACAAGAAGAAGAGTTTTATATAATTGCAATCTTAGAAAAGAAGAACATTCTAACGAAACAGAGAGCGAAGGAGAAGAATGGACACTTTCAGGCAAAGCATTACCAGTTGAAATACAAGGGAAACAATATGTTGATTTATGGATGTCTGAATCAGAGATTAATGCAATAGTTGAACCAGAAACAAAGGCTAAATATAAAGCTGAATACGAGAAGTTCTTTAAAACTGTAATAATGCCTGGAGAACCAACAGACTCTCCCTAGTGAAACCCTAGAAAATGCTAGGGTGGGAAAAGCAAAAGTAGGTAAAGCAAAAGTAGGAATGCTAAATGAAAATTGATATTAAAAAGAAAGAGAGCAATTTCTCTTTCTTTTTTTTTAAGAAAGGAATTATATATATGGAAATTATAAATCTATCAAACAGAAAAGAAGTAGAAGTTAATATAAATGGAAATGAGTGTATAGTATCTCTCTCATTAAAAAATATAAACCATTTTCAAGAAAGCACTAAAATTGGATTAACAAAAGCTATAGATAAAATGAAAAAGGGCGATTTAAATATAATATTAAAATTAATTTATAGTATGGTATCTGATAAGAAAACAGGCAGAGTTCTAGGGTATAAGTTTTTTAAAAAATTTGATGAAATGGAAACAATTGAAGCACTACAACCGATAATAATGGAATTATTAAATAAGGATATGCCAGAAGCTAAAAATGAATCTGAAAAAAAGTAGCTAAAGGTAAAGATGATGGCTATGTAGATATAGATAATATTTTATATATGGGTAGATCTTTACTTAAAATGAGCAATGAAGAATTATATGAGTCTAGTTTAAGATTTATATTTAAGCAAATAGATTTATATGTCGAGGCTAATAAAGAGGCAGAGAAAAGGCACAAAAACAATAGTAAAAATAAAGGTAATACTAGAAGTGAAGAAAATAAATTGATGGTACTAGACTAAAGAAAGGAGGGGGAACATGGCAGATGAAAAACAGTTAGTAGTCAACCTTGCATTAAAGTCTGGAACTATGAAGCAACAAATAAATAGTATTAATAAAGATATAAAACAAATGCAAACAGACTTTAAAAATGCTGGTGCTGGAGTAGAGGATTTTGAAAAAACATCAGAGGGGTTAAGTACAAAATTAAAATTACAGCAATCTGTAGTAGAAAAACTTAAAGATAAATTATCGGTATATAAGCAAGAGCAAGAGAAATGTACTAAGACATTAGATAAAGCAGTTGATGCATACAAAAAGCAAGAACAAAAAGTTAAATCTTTAGAGGAACAATTAGAAGAAGCTAAGGAAACTTATGGAGAAAATAGCGAAGAAGTTAAAAAGTTAGAGGAAGAATTATCGAAAGCAACTAAAGCTTTAGATACTAAGAGAAATAGTGTTATTAATGCTAATAATAGTTTAACAACTATGAATACTACCATTTCAAGTACAGAAGCTGAAATAAAAAGCATGGAAGCTCAAATAAGTCAAACATCTTCTGCTTTAGATGAATTAGAAAACGGAGCAAATGAAGCTAGTGATGATGTTGATGATCTTGGAGAAAGTTTTGAAGAAGCTGGGGAGAATAGTGTTACATTTAATGGGCATTTATCTGAAATTGGACAAGGGATGGTTGAATTAGGAGATAAGGCAAGTGAAGCTGGTAAAAAGGTATTAGAAGTTGTTGGAGATTTAGTTGAATCAGGATCTGAATACAGTGCAGAAGTCGCAGGAACTGAATTCTTATTAAAAAATTTAGATAGTACAACTCAGGAAGTTATTAATAACAGTAGTACACTAGCTTCAACTATAGGATTAACTTCTAAGCAATATAAGGATAGTGCTACAAGTATAGCAACATATTATAAAAATATGGGAATAACTACAGAGGAGTCTAATAAATTAACAAGTGAAACAATGAATCTTGTAGCAGATTTGGCAGCGATAACAGATATGCCTTTCGATGATGCTATGGGAAGATTTAAGTCTGGATTGATGGGAAATTATGAGGCCTTAGATGCGTTTGGTATCAATTTATCTGCAACAACATTAGAAAATAGTGAATGGGTACAAAGTTTAGGCAAGTCTTGGAATTCATTATCAGATAATGAAAAAATGATGGCAGCTTATAACGAGATAGTTAG